GGCGGCTGAACACATCCTTCCAACTTTCCCAAATGTCGGTGATTTTCGCATCGAAATGCGCGTCGTCCATAACGGCGCCGGGACGGAGTGCCTCGCGGTTTCAGTCATCACCCGGGGTAGCGGTGTCTCCCCAGCCGAAGGTGCGCGTGTTGCACTGTCAGTATCCAGCACTATCACCCCAGCCGCTAACACCGACTGGTTCGATATTACCGGCGCGTCCAACGCGGTAAGTACACTGTTCGACAACGTCACCGCGCCGAACATCAACAACAACGACACGGCGCACGAAGAAATGCAGCACGTCGAGCAAATCGGGGTGGGGCCAGATTTATGGCTCGTCGTCGGCCCCGTGTTGGCTGAGCAGGCAGTCCCAAACTCTCGCGACCTCCAATATTACCGACTCACCTCCACGGGTACCCAGACCTGGACTTTCGGCACTGCCACCTCCATCGTTGGCTCGGACGCCACCAGCGCGCCCCAGCTACTGGCCACATCCAGCAACTCATCGGCCGTCTTCGTTTTTTATCTGGACCCGACGCGGGGCCTCCAGATGTGCAGCATCAACGCCAGCGGCACCCGAACGGACCTCATCTCCCCGCTTGGGTCCCGACCTGCGCTCAACGGCGGCGCCCACCAGTTTGGTTACGGCGCCCTTCAGGCAGCGGACGACGGGCGGTTGTGGGCCATCTGGAGCATTGATTTTCAGAATACCCTGGGCACGCCAGCCCCGGAAATGCGTCACGTATTTTGGGACGGCTCGGCCTGGAATAACACCGCTGACCCCACCTGGCCGAACTTCGACCCGTGGGTTTCATACGGCATGTGGCAGACCAGAGGCGGTACGGGGGTTACTGTCGCGATGTTGAGCGACAACGTCAGTGCCCAAGACACCGACTTCCACACCCTGAGTATTTGGTCTACCGGCACTCCGGACTCAACCGTAACAATTGTTTTCACTGCTGGTGGCGGTGGTGGTTCGACTGCGTATACCGCCACGGTAACTGAAACCGTAACAGCACTCACTGAGGCTATTACCATTGTAATGGCTTCCAACGTGCCGCTGACTGAAACAGTGTCAGTGTCCAGTGAAACTGTCACTGCTTTAATGGCGGCAACGGTGCCGCTGGCTGAGACCGTAACGGCTATTACTGAAGCCACGACCATCATCAAGGCTTCGATTGTTCCTCTGACTGAGACAGTCAGTGTAAGCTCCGAAGTAGTTGCAGCTTCGCTTGGAATTACAGTTTCATTGGCTGAAACCGTCACCGCACCCACGGACTCGGTGACAGTGGTCATGTCGGCTGTAGCTAGTTTAACTGAAACGGTCTCAATTAGTTCTGAAACTATAACAGCTGTAATGGCTGCGACTGCCAGTCTAACCGAGACTGTCACAGCTATTACTGAGTCCGTCACAGCGCTACTGAACAGCGGCTCTACTGCTTACACGGCTTCGGTAGCTGAAACTGTCGCTGTAAGTGAAGTCATTACGGCCGTAATGGCTGCAACGGTGCCGTTGGCTGAAACTGTTTCGGCCATCAGTGATGCGGCCACCGTGGTCATGTCAGCGACTGTGCCGCTGGCCGAAACAGTTTCAATTAGTTCTGAAACCATCACGACTTTAGCGGCTTATACGCAGTTACTAACTGAAACCGTCTCCGCACTGTCAGACGCTACTACCGTGGTCAAGTCAGCTACCGTGCCGCTGACTGAAACCGTGGCGACGTTGTCAGACTCGGTCGCGGCATCGTTGGGGATTACGGTCAGTCTGTCAGAAACGGTAGCTGCGTTGTCAGACGCTACTACCGTGGTCAAGTCAGCTTCCGTCCCGCTTGCCGAATCGGTTTCAATTAGCTCTGAGACCATCACGACCTTAGCGGCGTATGTCCAGGCCCTGGCCGAAACGGTCACCGCAATTACCGAAAGCGTGACTGCCACCTTGAACGGTGGCTCGGTCGCTTACACTGCGTCGGTCGTTGAGACAGTTACCTTAAGCTCTGAAACTATAACTATCGTTAAAGCGGCTACAGTGCCGTTAACTGAAACTGTGGCCTTTGGCGTTGCCGCCAGCGCAATAGTGACGACCAATGGTTCGACGAGCCTTGCCCAGCCCAATATTACGTCACTCCCTTATCTGGAGAACCAAGGTACGTTTGTAACGTGGTTTAAACGTTCTAGTGCGACGCTCAGTTATATCGTGCAAGTGGATGACGTGTTGGACCCCTCTCCTATTTGTTATTTTATTTGCACGGCAGGTGGAACGTTGCAGTTATTGGACTGGCAAGGTACCGCCACCACTCTAGGGACAGGTTTAGCGGTAGGAACTTGGTATTTTGTGGGTTATTCTGTAACTAGCGGTGGAGCCGTTGTAGGCTTTGTCGGCATCGAAGGTGGTTCAACAGTAACCACCACTTCTGCGAGTGGATTTGCTGGCGGTGCCGGTTTCGCTGCAGACACGGCTTACGTCAGTCCAGTTGGGTCACATCAGCTATTCCATGCCCGGTCTTGGGGTAGAATATTAAGTACAGCAGAAGTAAATGCGGAATTGGTGTACACCGGAACATCCGCCGCCACCACCACCAACCTGAACAGTGCGTGGCTATTCGACTCAATCACACCAGTTGGTGCCGATAATTTTGGCAGTAACCCATTCACTCCTACCGGAACATTCACGCTGGCGCCCGGTCCAAGTGGATTCTCCAGTAATCCTGATTCAGTGGCGGTCTCGTTAGGTATCATCACCTCACTGACAGAAACTGTCTCGGCCATTAGTGATGCACTGGCTGTTGTTAAAGCAGCCATTGTCCCGTTGACTGAATCAGTGTCAATTAGTTCGGAAATAATCACGACATTAGCGGCTTATACCCAGTCTCTCACTGAGACCGTGACGCTAAGTTCCGAAGTCATCGCCACGACATGGGCGACCTCAGCCTCAGTTGCGGAAGCCGTCACCCCGTTCTCTGAAACGTTAGCGGTATTAATGGCGGTCACAGTGCCGCTGACTGAGACCGTTACCGGGTTGGCGGATTCCGTGACCGTGGTCAAGTCAGCTTCAGCCAGCCTGACAGAAACTGTTTCAATTAGTTCTGAAACCATCACGACTTTAGCGGCTTACACTCAAGCGCTAACTGAAACAGTTTCGGCAATTAGCGACCAAGTCCAGGCTCTGCTAAACGGTGGTGGTGGTACGGCTTGGACTGCATCTGTCAGCGAAACCGTCACGGTCAGTGAGCAACTTGACACCACCGTAGCGTATAAATTATCAACACTGACGGAGACCGTGACTGGATTGGCCGATGCTCTAACGGCCACCATGTCAGCGACTGCGAACTTGACCGAATCAGTCACGGTCTCCGAAAACAACGTTATTCAAGTATCATCGACGGTGCCTCTTGCCGAAACCGTGACTGGATTAGCAGACACTCTCACCGCAGTCAAGTCCGCTCTGGCGAGCCTGACCGAAACCGTTTCAATTAGTGCTGAGACTGCCACCGTTCAAATGGCTGCGGCTGTGCCGTTGGCTGAATCGGTGGTATTAGCAAGCGAAATACTTTCAACGACTTGGGTAACTGCAGTTGTTGTATCTGAAAATATCGGGTCGGTGTCCGAATCCTTGGCTCTGCTCAAGGCGGCGTACGCTCTACCTGTAGAATCAGTAACGTTATCTGAAAATATAGCGGTCACCGGGTCTGGGGCTATCAACGTACCCTTCCTTGCGGCTGCGACTCAACTATACGCGCCCAGCTTAGTCACCGCTGGCACGATGGTGATGCCTTTTATCGGGTCTGGGGTCCAAATCTTCTTCGGGAATGTGTTTAGTGATAAACTCCCGGTGTTGTTCGAACATCACCGCCCGTTAGTACGCGCTTTACAGTATCCTTTACCCCCATGGAAGAAGTCATAAATGTCTCCTCCATTAATAAAACGCTTGGAGCTACCATTGCCAGCTACATTAACTAGAATTTTAGGTATCCACCAGTCTGACGTTGTAATTCGGTCTGCAATCGTTGCCGCATTGGCCGACATGCGAGCACAGCCCTGGTTATTTGATTATGTTTTCGCGAGCCTACCTCAAGATGCCTTAACGTGGAAGGAATATGGCGAACAGTCCATTGGCGAAGCCAAAAAGTGGTTTTTAGCCAACGACATCCCGGTCAAGATGAGTCCGGTGTTGAATGAAGTGCAATTACCTTGCATCACCATCGCTTTAGTGGAGTCTTCGGAAGCTGTACCAGAAACCACCCTCGCTGACATTGACGCGGACGGCTATGAATTAAATGACCGGACATGGCCCGCGCTTACAACGCCGTTCACACCCAAATCGTACAACGCTAACACGGGCACCATCACACTGCAAGACACAATGCCTGCTGGCGTGGCAGTCGCCCCAGGAATGTTTATTGTCGATGCTTTAGGTGGGACGCACGAAATCCTCAAGGTGCTGAGTGCTACTTCGTTCACCATCCAGGCTTACACGATGGCGGATTTTAGTAATTCCACTCTTAAAAGCCATAACCCCGCGTGGGTAACTGCAGTTGAATCAAGTAGTTACCGTGAGACGTACCGCGTAGCAATCCACGTCGGTGGAGACCCGGTTAAACTAACGTGGATTCACTCCGTGGTCGTATTCGCATTATTGCGATATAAAGAAGCACTGTTAGAAGCTCGTGGTTTTGAGCGCTCGACCATGACCAGTTCTGAATTTACTCGTGAAGAGAAATTCGAATCCGAAATGGTGTTCAGCAGGTACGTCAATGTCAGCGGGTACGTCAGGCATTATTGGCCTAAGGCGGTCACACCTGTCATCGACGCGGTTATTACTCAATCAGTCCCGACCGTGGATGGTGCAGCCGCAATTAATTCAGTGGATTACGCGCAATTCATTGGCGATTCAGATTCCCTCGCTGGAAATAACTAAAGTAATCTTCGATATATGGCGATTTGGCCGGGCGCATATGAGCTTCATGATGGACACACTGATTTTCATCAGTCCGTGTTCGCGCATCCACTGTCCACACAAACCTCTGATAATTGTGAGGTTTGCGGTGCTGTGCATGGCGAGCCGCTGCAAGAAAAACACCCCGGGATGTACCAGAACGTAGAAATTGAATCAGGGCTGTGTCAGGGGTGTTTTGGTGATTTTAGTGATTGGGCGGATAAAAATCAACGACCTGTTTTTAATCCCGGCTCGTATGACGTACATCCAGCATCAAAAGACGAGTGGTACAAAACCGGCATGCCCGGTGCTAAATACTCCAAGCTCGGCAAGGCCGAAGGCAACGACCAAGCCGCTGGAGTGGGCTCACCAGACTACGGCCGCTTCGCAGCACCGTTCGGGCACGTAGTCCCCGGTACCCCCACCAATTTACAACATTACCCGTACCATGGCAAGCTCAACGAAATTGATTCTTTAGTTAAGCGTTATGGTTATCAGACTTATTACGCTGGTGGCCGCCACGGCAAGCCGGATTTAAATCGCCGGAATTATAACACCGGACATTTAATGATTTATGACCCCTCAGCCGGGTCCGGTGGTGATTTTAATAATGAAAACTACACCAAGAGTTGGCGTCACATCCACGAGCTGGCTCATGCGTTAACGTTGCCGGAATTAAATAAAACTTACGGTGAAGCGCCTCGAATTGGCAAGCTCGGGGTCCACAAGACGCTACATGAAGCGATGCGTTCAATTCATTGGGAGTGGCTGGCCGCTCACAAGCAACGCGAACTCGGTGAACAAATCGGTATCCACGTTCCCGACGAGACTTTCCATAAAGAACTAAACACGGTACTACACGACGCGTTGCATCGTTCCGTGACTGGGAAGTTCAGCGAACCTTCAGCTGAAGGTTTTCAGCCCCATAGCCACAAGCCAGAATTATCTACAGCTTTCGATGTTTTACGTGATGAAGCAGCCAAGCAAGGTCTGCGTAGTCCACACCAATTAAATAAGTCTGAGCCCGTAATCTTGCAAACATCAGGGAGTTCAACCGTGTCTGAAAAGTCATACAGCCGTCAAGAAGTTCAGGAAATTTTAACTAAGACGGCCGCCGACAAAATCAAGGTCTTTGAGCTTGAGCTAGCGGAACTTCGCAAGCGCGAAGTCGTCAAGGCGGTTGGTTACACTGCCGGTGCTGGTAATCCCGGCAAACCCGCACCCGCCATGGGTGGCCCCGGTATTGTCAAGGAAGAAATCACAGGCGACCTCGCGCAAGCCGAAGAGTCCCCCGAAGAAACCTCCACCCCGTGGCCGCATGAAGAAACCCCTGACGAGCACGCCAAAGCTGAGAATTGCGCGAAGTGCGGCAAAGCCGGTGAGCTATGCAAGTGCTCCTCGATGGGTAAGGCGGAAGTCACCAAGCCTGACGGGACCCGTTCAACTGTTGGCGCTAAAAAGAAAATCCCGACCGGCAAAAAGGTCAAGACTAATGACAAGGGCACCGGCGGCGCTGTCAAGGCAGCCAAGAAGGATTTAGAGAAGGGCCAAGAATGGTCCCGACCTGCCGACACCAGTGAACGTGGCGTACATCCTGCGGACAAGGCCAACAAGGGCAAATCCACCAGCATTAACGGCGTGGAAAACCCCTCGTCCAACCCCAAGGCCGCTGCCAAGCCCGGTTCTGGCCCGGCTCCAGCAGGGCCCGCCAAAGGCGCACCTACTAAGTCAGCCGGTCCTGCGAAGTCTGCAGCCAAGAAGAAGTCCAAGGCCGCTCCCGGTGTTCCTGGCGACCCGAAATGGGACAAAGGCTGGTCGGTCAGGCACGAATCTGATCACGGCAGCTATTTAACTACTGGTTCCATGGCCGGTACGGGTGGCGTACAAGTATATTACGCACCGCGTAAGTCATTAATTCCCGGTCGTGCCGGTCGATACGCCCCCATCGGCTCTTTCGGCACTAAAGAACAAGCCGCAAGTGGCCTCGCGCATCACCACGACACTGTCGCTGCGAAGTTAGGTAATTTCGTTTCCCGGCTGTTCCGCGCCGAAGACCTCGCTCTAGGTAAGGCCGGTCCTGCAATGGGCCCGCCCAAGCCTGCCGGTCCTCCGAAGCCTGCCGTACCGCAAGCTAAGCCCCCGGCAGCACCTGCAGCTATGAAGCCCCTTGCGACTGCTTCGCCCCAGGATTTATCGCCTAAAGTCCAGAAGCCTGCAATTAAGTCAGACGTGCCGATGGACAAGGCCGGTTTAAATCCTGTTGCACGCAAGCAAGCTGCTCAGCACGCAATGTCAGTGGATTCCCGTGCAGCCGCACCCGCACCCGTTGAAGCTCCCGGCCGTACACCCACCATGACCCGCGTTGGCGGCCCTGAAGTACCGAACGGGCAAATGCCCGGTTTGGTGAGCGGCCACGAAGCGGTCGCGCACGCGTTCACCCCCGCCGGTCCTGCCCGTACAGCAGCCACTGGTTCACTAGAAGCCTTACGCACCCGGGCGGCCTCAGCAGCTAAGAAAACCCCCACGGGCACTATCTAATCAAAGAGTAATCTCTAATACCAAGGATTGAATCATGGCCAAAAGTTTAGTTACAAGCGACGGAACAATTTATATCCCTGGGGCAGTCGCGTCCTACAAAGTTGCGACCCAGCCCACCGGTCTGGCGACTACTGGCGTTTTAATGCTGGTTGGTGAAGCTGACGCCGGTCCAGATTTTAGCTTGGAGCAAGACCTTGAGTTGACCTCGGCATTCGGTCCCGACCAACTATCAGACGTTATTTCAAAGTACAAGTCCGGTAACCTCGTAGACGCGTTCCGTGCCGCGACCGTTCCTGCCAACGACACCGAACTGACCGGTTCTTTTAGCTCGGCTATTCTAGTCAAGACCAACGTCAGTGTCAAGGCCTCTGGCAACCTTCCTAAGGGTGCCGGTTCATGGTCTGCCCTGGCCGACAAGTCTTACGGCAAGCTCGGTAACGGCATCACCTTTCAAAGCTTGGTGTCCACCGCTGAAGTAGCTCCGACCACCGGGTTGTACACTTTTATTCCCCCGGTCGGGACCGTTGGATGGGATGTTCGTCTTAATGGCGGGGCTCCCATCGTACCTAGCCTCACCGTCCTGATTCCTGCTGGGACCACCCCTGCGGTATTTGCCGCAGGTACCATCACTGGCTTCACAGTGGCCGGTGGCGCTAACCGTAACTTACTAACCAGCGTTGGTGGTCGTACCGTTGCACTTACGGTTCCTAACTTGGCGACCGCGCCTAACACCATTTTACTAACAGTGTCCACTACTTGGGATAACATCCCCACCGCTGGCGACACTTTAATGATTCCACTACTTAGCGTATATGCCGGTACGCTTGCTAACGTTGGCGCGTATGTCATCACTGCCGCCACCAGCAGCACCATCACCGCAACCAAGCTCAGCGAAGTTAACAAGACCGCTGCAGTTCCCGGCGCCGCACTCGTTGCTCAATTAGCGGTAGTCGCCACCGCCCCCAGCGCGACCCCTGTCAGCGACCTCGCGGTTTATGCTCCTGTGAGCATCACTGTGACCGCCGGTTCCGTCATTGACGGCGTCGGCAAGTCTGCCGAAATCGTTGAACTGACTTCTGGCACCGATTTACTTTCACGTACAGCTTATCAGCTTGGCACCACGACTCCCGCCACCTGGGTTTCCAAGGCCGCTGCTCCGACCGTGTTGACCAGCGGCACTGAGCAAAAGGTAACCATCAACGTCAATAAGGCCGTGGACGGGACTTCTGAGTCTTGGACTGCCGGTGGCGATATCGGTCTCCGAATCGGTTATTCCGACCCCGCCGGTACTGCGACCTGCACCTTGACTGTGACTTCCACCGCTTTGACCACCACGGTCGGCGGCACTCCGGTCGGCGCGGCTTTAAGCCTTCAAATGAAGGATTTCGCGAGCATCCAAGCGCTAGCGGACTTCATCAACGCTCAAACTGGCTACTTCGCCGTTGTGGGTAACGCGGTATTCGGGGCGCTTCCTCCGACCGCGCTGGATTACGTGACAGGCGTCAGCATCCGCACCAAGATGGGCGCTCCTGCTGGCCGCATCAAGCTAGACGCGTACCGCATGTTTAACAACATCGCGAACTCCGCGCTCGTGCAACTAGGCACTGCGGCTACTCCGACCCGCCCCCTACTCGGTCTCCCCGACGCTATGAGCACCCTCAACTTCTTGGTGGGTGGCGCTAAGGGCTTCACTACTGACGCTCTCGTAACCGCCGGTTTAGCGGCTCTTGAGTCGGTTCGCGGCAACTTCGTAGTTCCGCTGTTCAGCCGTGACGCGGTTTATGACATTGCGGACGGTGTGACCGAAGCTGCTTACACCTACACACCTTACGGTGGGTCTGCCGTGACCCTCGGGGCCTCCAGCTATACCATCGCTGGCGTGCATGCCGCAACCAAGACCCACGTTCTGGCGATGAGCACCCTGAAGCGTCGTCGCAACCGTCAAGCATTCCTTTCGATGGACTCCGACTTCACCACTGTGCGTAACACCTCGTTAAACCTCGCGAGCTTCCGTGCGAGTCTGTGCGTGCAGGACTTCAAGCAGTCCGGGTCTGATGGGTCCATCGTTCAATTCCAAAGCTGGATGGGTGCCACCCTCGCTGCAGCAATGCAAGCGGTCGGGTTTTACCGCTCCATCGAATACAAGGGTATTAACACCAGCGGCGTGCTGATGCGCTCGGGTGATTTCAACCCCAAGAACGATTCCGCTCTTGAGCAAGCTCTGCAGTCCGGGTTGCTCGTCGCCAAGCAAGCTAGCGGCGGTGGGTATATTTGGGTTTCCGACCAAACGACATACGGCAAGGACAATAACTTCGTCTTCAACAGCATTCAAGCTGTTTATGACGCTGACACCGTGGCGCTCACCATGGCTCAGCGCATGGAGCAAGCCTTCATCGGCCAGTCCATTGCGGATATCTCAGCCAGCGTTGCAGTGAGCTACGCCGAAGCCATCCTTTCGGAATTACTACGAATTAAGTTGCTGGCCCCTTCCGATGACGGGGCTCCTCGCGGGTTCAAGAACCTCAAGGTGAAGATTTCCGGCAACGCAATGTTCGTGACGTGCGAAATCAAGCTCGGCAGCGCCATCGACTTCATCAAGATTGACTTCTTGGTATCCGCCGTTCAACAGTCCGCGTAATCTAGGTATTTAGGAGAATTAATTATGGCAGCTAGTAAGGTCATGCATGGGGCGAGGGCCAAAGTGTTCGTCGTAGACCCCAACACCCAAACCCCCGTTCTAATTGGTATTTTTCATACCATTAGCTGGGGTCTGCAGTTCGACGTGGCACCCGTCAACATTCTTGGTAACTTCAACGCAGTTGAACTGGTTTACACCGGTCAAGAGCCTGTGTCAGTCAGTTGTTCTGGTTTCCGTCTCGTGGAAAACGGGCCGCACAAAATCGCCAAAATCCCGAACACCAAAGACTTGCTGACCCATGAATATTTGGTTCTTCAGATTCTGGACCGCCAGACTGGCACCAAAATCGGTCAAATCCGCGACGCTCGCCCGGTGAGCTATAGCACCGCCCTGAATGCCCGTCAACTAGAAGAAATCTCGGTTCAGTACACAGGGCTATGGGTTGACGACGAGTCCACCACGCTGTCTGAGCGTTCAGACGCCGCTACACTTCCCGCCTAACAATAATCTCTGTTTTAACCCTTTTAAGGAGTTGTAAAATATGGCTACTATTTCTACCCGTGCAATTGACGGTCTAATGTCGGCAGTAACATCCCAAGACGCTGGCAACGAAATTGCCACTGTCCTTAACAACGCGACTACTGTCGTTGCCCAGACCACTTGGTCGATTGCTGCGTGGATTACTGCTACCAGCACCAGCACCACCACCGACTTCGGCTCGCTTAAGGTTGGCGACCGCATTCTAGTTATTACTGCCGCTGGCGCTTGGGCTGCTACCCCGCAACTGACCGTCGCCACCGCAGGCACCCTTCCTGCCGCTGCCGTAGCGACCTCGCTGTACTTGGTTTTCCGCGCCGTGACTTACCCTGCCGTAAGCGCTGAGAAGTTCTAAATAAGTTAAGGAAGTTTGAAGTAACTTCCTTATACTTACATAACCTCTTTCGAGCCCCACTGAACCTTGACGTTCAGTGGGGCTTTGTGTTAGTATGGGCGACATGATTAAGTCTGCAGCCAGCGAAATAGTCCAACTAGTCATCATTAACGGCGCACAATCACCGGAAGCAATTAGCTTGAGTATTATCCAAGTCGAAGAGCGGCTCCGCAAGATGCTGACCCCGTTCGTATTCTTCGCGGTTATTGTCACCGCCTTTTCGATGAGGTGCGTATGATTAGGCAAGTATACGTCGCTGGCAGCTTTTATGAAAAAGCGGCTGTGCGTGAAGCTCAAACCGCCCTCAAAGACCTCGGGTTCAAGATTTCCCATGACTGGACCGGGGAAGACGCCACCGGCAAGACCGGTGAAGCTTTAAACACGTTTTTGCAGTATTCAGCGACCGATGACTTTAACGGGGTCATGGCGTGCGACTTCGTGGTTCTGCTGAATAACGAAAAGTGCTTCGGAGCCATGGTTGAATTCGGAATGGCGCTGGCGCTAGGTAGGGTGGTGTACGTGGTTGGCCCACAACTCCGTGACAACATTTTTTACCATCTTCCTGAGCAGATGGGGGTCAGGCTGTTTGCAACGCTCCCAGAGGCTCTGGAGGCCGTTAAAAGCGATTGGGTGGACGCACCGCAACCCTCGACCCCGGTTTACTACAGCGACCTATGAACGATATTTCAAACGAAGAGATACTCGAAATGTATGTTGCTCCCAAGCCCACTCCGAACATGCGGGGCATCGAATCGCCACCTAGATTCGAGAGCGGCAATGTGCAGTCGTGCTATATTTGCGCCCGTAATTTCGCCGGATACCCACCAGCCCTCATAAAGCGCACTAATTACAGCTATTATTTGGAAAATGGACAGCAAAGGTACTTTTTCATAAGTTTGTGCGCCCCCTGTAAGAATTGCGTATCTGAGATTTAAATGTAATCTGCAGTTCCATGAGCGACTCTTCACCCAACCACATTGGCCAGCTGCATGCCGCCCATGAAACCCGTATTCAAAGCCTGGAAAACACCTCAAGCGAGACCCGCGCAATTGTAGCGGGCATAACCGCCCAATTCGACGGACACAAGCAAGCCTTAGCCGATACCCGTATCGATTTAGCGCAACGCATCGAAAAGGGATTCGACTCAGTCATCTTCAAATTGAACGAGCAAGGCGTAACCCTTAAAGAACACGGCTCCAGACTTAGCGTCGTTGAAGTATATACAAAAGCAGAAACCGAAAAGGTCACAAACCGTAAAGATATGACCCGTAAGGTCCTCGTAGGCATGCTACTAGCAGGGTCCGGCATCTTCGTTACGAAAATCGTTGAGAAGTTTTTACCCTTATTTGGTATGACACCCTAATGGCTGAGACAGAATCTTTCAAGTCGCGCAAAATGGTGATGAGTTACGTCACCATCATATTAATCACCGCCGCTTTTTTAGCGTCCGGGTGGAGACCTAATTTAACGCCCGCGCTGCCTGAGTTTTATATGGCGGTTATTGCTGCTACAGGGGTGTACGTCGGTGGCAACATCACCGGGAAGTACGTGGCTCTGCGTCACGGTCCGTCTGTTCCGAAGAACCGTCGAGCGACTGACCCGAAGCCCCCGAAGCCCTAATACCCGCAGCCAACGTAGCGGCTTCGTTAGGTGTGATTTGCAGGGCTGTGTACAATCGTTCCGCACAAATCTGGTAATTCTTTTCGGCCATGTCGAGATTGTATACTGACACCCCTTGGCCGACTGCAAACCCTAAGTCTACTGCTGCATCGAATGCGTCTTGGATTATTTCTAGGATGAACTCGCTACGTAAATCTATCATAAGCCCTCAATCAGATTCGAACTGATGACCTTCTGATTACAAATCAGATGCTCTAGCCAACTGAGCTATAAGGGCGTGTAGACCGGGCGGGATTCGAACCCGCACTTGAGGCATTTTAAGTGCCTTGCCTGCTACCAGTTGGGCTACCGGTCCTTAATAAAACTTCAACAGGTCCCACTTATATTCAGGATGGTCCTTTTTCAGGGTCTTAGCTAAATGAAACCCTTTGGCAGTTACTCCGGTGACATGAATCTTAACGGGCTTGACGGTCTTCAAGACTTTGTCCCACATCCACTTCGACAACCCCAGCCCTCTGCAGTCCGGGTGGACCCAAGTACCCAATGCCCACATTTTCTTCGGATTAGAGTCGTCTATCCGTAAAAATCCCACGATTGAATCGTTGTTAGTGACCACCGCCACACCAGCCGCCTCACCGGAAGGCATTAACCAGCTTTTGAAGAACTTTTGGCCGTCCGGGTCCAATGCTAATAGCTTGTCACCCGGGTCGGCCTTCAATAGCCAGTGTCGGCGGTAGAATTTTAGTTTCATGGGTTATTCCGGATGCACCAAGAACTTTAGTTCGTAATTTAAGCTTTTGGCAATGGTGGGGACACCGATTTTATCGGCAATGCCGAACTTGACTGCTTCAGTGGCGGTGAAGTACACGTCCCGCTTATCCCGCCACAGCTTTTTGAGTTGCTTGACGGTCTTTTTGCAGTTTTTGGCTAGCACTTCAGTAAAATGCTTATTGATTAGCTGCAATTCCACGTTTTCATGGGTTATGTCCTCGACGTGCCCACTAAGTTGCGAACTCACTTCGTGAATCATGACCGACCCATGCTTGCCCACACACCTAATGTCACCGTGCGACAAAAGCACCGCTGCGGCGCTCATAGCTTTACCGGTGCAGACCGTGATGATGGGGTTCACGACGGAGTCCATCACACTCAGCATCGTTCTAAGGCTGTAGACATCCCCGCCGTACGAATCGATGTAAATGGTGATAGGGGCTGTGTGGTCGCTGTGCGCAATCTTCAGCACGCTCTCAGTGAACTGTTTAGCGGACTCTTCGTTAAACTGGCTGACCCAAATTAGTCCTGATTCTGAGTCAGATTCCGACGAGTTCATTTGCTTTATACTCCTTGGTAAGCATTCTTTTTCTGGACTGTTCTTGGCGTTGGCGTTTAGACCGACGCTTCTTGATGGGCTTAGCCGGTGACAGAGCGTCCCGGGCTGCTTTGGCGAGCTTATCACATTGAACATTTATAATTTCACCAGAATGCCCCCGCACCCACCTCGTGGTGGCTTTGGCGGCCTTAAACAAGGTTTGTAGTCTATTGATGAGGTCGTGGTTGGTGTTGGGTATACACCTGTCGGCCGCCATGTTCAAGGTGTACATGGAGTCGCTGACTAGCTCGATGGAATTAGTCAGATGCAACCCACGGGCTATAGCGGCTTCCAGGCCTTCGATAGCACCTAGCATTTCGGCTTGGTTGTTGGTCCCGACCGGTAAACCACCGTTCCCGGCACAAACAATGGTCTCTTCAGCCAAGTTAACCACCACGAACCCCCAGCCAATAGGCGCGTTGGAACGCCCATTGCTGGAGCCGTCAGCATACACTGAGATGAGCATTTTAATTAAACAAAGCGGGCTTGCCCGCGCTGAATCCTTTGCCCGATTGGGCACTGTGTCTAATACTAGCTTCGTCCATCGCAGGTGCGTCCGAGAACGCCTTCTGAATGGAAGTTTGGGTGGCCGAGACGTGTTCCATGGCCGCCTGAATTTCTTCAGGTAGGTCTGGGTGGTTCTTGTAGTGGTCGTAGACCCCGTTGGCTAGCTCCACGAACGCGTGGAACACGGCGGGGCTCATGATGCAAGGTGTATCACTGCCAGTCTGGGAAATCATCCATCCCCACACAGTCACAACATCCATCAGCGGTGCAATTTCATCCGTTGCAAAAACTGCGCCAAGGGTTATCTCGGCGGAAGATTCGCCATTTTCAAGCATGGCTGTTACTTCATTGTGTAGACCGTTAATCCATTTGAGCCGCAGCATGGTCTTCAGTGCTTCTAGTTGGATTCGATTCAACTTGGGGATATAGAACACGGGTCACATCCTCACTTGGAATAAAGCTCAAACAGGCTGATATTGACTGGACCGACTACAGCCAGATTATCCTGTATGAAGCCACACCAGTCACGGAGTAGCTCCATACCACGCTCAGCAGAGCACAGGGAAGTCTTTTCGATTTCTATCTCTAGGAATTTATTAGGTTCTGAACCATCGGCACGGGTAACTCCGTACAGCGCTAGGCAGACCTCAGCCTCGTCTGAGTGAAGTTCGTATACCACGTAGTTCTTCTTGATGGTGAACAACTCTGTCCCACCTAGCATCTTGGAGAACTCTAGAAAATCAAGCGGATGTACGTTTCCCACCCACAAATCTACTTCGTGCCGGTTCAACATGTCTGATGTAGACTTACGTGACTTGACTGTCAGGCAGCAGTAGGGGTCTGGGCTGACCTTGCTGGACCTATCCTTCGCTGGGCCGCTACATGAATAGTCTGACAGCTTGGTGTCACGGCGGTATCTGACCACTCCCGTGCCCAGTTCGTAAAAAGTGTCGGTACCTACAGCCGATTGGATTTTCCGGAGCCGGTACTCTTTGCTGTTGATGACTGGGGCATCATTATGATGTGCGAGAACTCGGTCAATATCCAGAGCTAACGCAGTCGTACGGAATTTAGCTTCTACTTCTGAGTATTTATCCATTCACCCATGATACACCGCCTAATGTCTCGTGTCAACCGTATCTGCGTTCGCGAATGACTCATTTCGCACTAAAATCCGCATGTCGTACACGGTGATGTATACCTTAGAGGTGCCCTTGGGTAGCTTCTTCTTGGACCCGTCCTGAAGACCTTCCTTAATTAATTCAGCCATTTGGTCATCAGGCAACGTCAAGGTATACTCTTCAGGGAACAGAGCCTCGCGCTCTAGCGATTTAATAATCTCGTCGTGAATCACGTCGTAGACCCAGTTTCCCATACGTTAGAGATTATGGCAGTAATCTGGATGTCAGGTTGAGCGAGTGTGCTAATATGCACTTCACTCCCTGTAAAACACCAAAGGAAACACACATGGCCAAGAAGAACGAGTCCGAATTTAGCGTAACAATTCCAGTTCCTGATGAAGAGCCCCTTCGCGGCAAGTTCCGCGTCAAGGTCAAGCTGAGTTACCGTGATATTCTCAACATGGATTCCATCCGTCGGCAATTACTAGGCCCCAACGGTGGCGAAGCTGACGGCATGGCCGCACTGGTCGCGTCAGGTCTCGCTAAAATCCGCACGCATTCCCTGGAGACTCCTAGTTGGTGGAAGGAGGCCGGTGACGGTCTCGAATTCGAAGATATCAACGTGGTCCTGAGCGTGTTGACCGAGATTAACAACATCGAAAAAGAACATCTCGCTGAAGTCCAAAAGGCGGCTGACAAGGCCGTGGAAGAGCTAAAGCCGACTGACAAGAAGAAGTAAATGGATTCAGACGGGCTGCGAAATATTAAATTGATAGCGATGCACGGGGTTGTCAAGTCTACAGAAGACTACAACGTGCGTCATATTTTCCGTTGGTATTCTAAAACATTTAATACGCCGCTGCACGTCGTTGACACGTTGCCGTTTGAGGACGTGCTGACACATTATTTCGAAAACCAGTACGAAGAGCTTCACCCGGACGAGCGGGAAGACGAAGTCCATGAATTGTTATTGACACCCGACCAATTGAAAAAACTGCGGTTGGCGGAAGATGCAATGGATGCGGATACTTACGAATTCGAAAAGGAAACCGCTGCGTCACCTCCACCGGTCAACCCTGCCGACAGCCTAGACGATAAGGTCACGAAACTCAAGAACATTCTGGAAGTAGCCCCGGAACGCCTTAAAAGCGCTGAAGCGCCCCTGCTGGAACCCATCCCAGAAGGCATCCATATGACCTTTGAGGACCTAGAAGATGCCCCCAGTTTCGGCCCTCCACCTAAAGCTCCCACCCAGTAATCTTGTAAATATTCCCCGGAGTTATGAGTGTCTGACAAAGAATTAAAATTCAAGTTCGTTCTGGACGAAGAGAGCTTTCGTAAGGTCAAAAAAGCACTTTCTGACTTAACTACTGAAGCTAAAAACTTCGCGAACGAAATGTCCCGGGCCGGTGGAGGGCTTGCCGGTGGTACGGCCCAGGCCGGTGGTGGTCCGGGAGTTCAAACTAATGTTCCCGGGAACGGCAAGTCTGCCACCAGCAACGTTAATATATCTAGTAACGCTGGTCAGATTTCCGAAGCATTCAAGAAGATGAAGAATGAGGTTTCGATCAGCATCACCCAGATGTCTCGTGCCATCCAGGC